GTGTTACCGACCAAGGACCTTCGCTATATTTTGATAGGTTTTCCATTCTATTCCTCTTTCATTTTGGCGGTTCAGCCCCATCAGGAAAGGAGGAACCGATGGGGCCTTGCCGCTGTTGCCAGATTCGCAGGCTTCGAGCCGCTACTTTTACCGTTCTGGTTGCCGGTGATGGAGGGGCATGGCCCGATATTGCCGCCTCGGTGCCGGGCGGTGGAGCTTATCGGTATCGGTTCCCAAATTGGGAACTCTTTTTTTATTCAGTACATCCGGCGTGATAACCGTAATAGCCCGGTGCGGCCACCCCATGTCGTTGATTTTAAGCACGGCATCAATTTCAGGCACCCAATACATTGACAGTGCAACGAACCTGTCCCCGCATTCATCCACGCCGATCACGCCTCTTTGCAGCACCACAGCGCCACGGATCAGGGCTTTGACAAGCTCGGGGGTCGGCAGCGAACCTACACGGTGTTGCCACCTCATGATGAAGTGCTCGCTTAGATGCACGCGCTCATCCTCGTCTGTCTCATATACTGCACCTGCTGCATCGAATCAGCGCCCGGAAGCGCCGGCATCCCGGCCTGAGCATTGGCGTATTCTATCCGGGCCGCACAGGCCTCACATTCGGGCCGGTTCTTGGTCCCATGACCAATCGGACACATGCCGCAGGGCGGGCGGTGCATTCCTGAGCGGTGCCATTTGTCCATGTCGATCACGGCAACCGCGGGCGGCCGGATCGTTTCGGATGGCCGCTTGCCGTTGTAATAAGGTGAGTAAATGCCCAACTGCCGCGCCCTTCGCCGGATGGCTGTTTCCCCGCATCCGATAGCCGTTGCCGCGGGCTTATAGCCGCCTTCCTTGTCGATGATCGCTTGGAGTGCCTGGGCGAAATCGTCCATCGAATAGGCGGCGTCAAGGATCGCATTGATCCGGGTCAGGGCATCCGGCCAGGATATCTTCGGGCCGAACTTGTGCAGGGTTTCGATGCCGTACCGCTTGCAAGCCCGGTACATGACATTCTGACTTACTCCGCAGGCGGTTCCGGCTTGTGAGGCGCAGCCGTTGAATTGATCGGTCAGGAACTTTAGCGCCGGGCCGGTTTCGTCGGGCTTGAATTCCGTTCCGTACTTCTGATTGATGTCGGTAATTATCTTCGGCCAGTCGGTGTAGCTCATCGCGAGAGGCTCCTTTCGATTTCATCGATCCATCGCTTGAGCATAGGAATCCGGAGAGTAAGCAGGATTGGTAGCCTATCCACCCTGGCTTCCCATATGCTAATACCGTCATACTCCGGCTGGCGCGCTCTCCTCCACCAGTCCGTGCAGCCGAATGTGCCCTCTATACAGAGCCACGGGCATTGATAGCATTTACCCATTGGCGCATTGAATGCCACCGCCTCCTCCATCCTGTCGGCGAAATCGCATAATACACAGTTTAATTGCGAATCAATTTCCGGGTGAGTATAGTTGTGCAGCAGCTCCACACATGCATCCCTCATCCATTCGAGATGTTCGCGCTTCAGGGTGTTTAGCTTCAGTCTTGTTGAGGTGCAGTTCATCACTCAAGCCCTTTCCGTCACTTTAATCCGTAAATAAGGCCCAATGCGAAACATGCAATAATTGCCAAAGGAAATATCTCTGGGTATAGCGATGAGAAAAATCCCGCCAATAGTGCGCCGATGATCACTACTCCTATCCGTATCAACATTACGCTCCCACCTCCGGCTTGTTGGAGCCGTCAATGATAGGGGCTTGCTTGGATTTGATCTTATCTTTGAGGCTTGTGGCGGGATCTTTCTCTTCCGGGGTGACGATCTCGAACCAGTCAGCGGGCGAACTCATGCCGTCCTTGAGCGAGTTGTAAATCTTGCGGAGGCTCACGACCTGAGCGGGGGTGATGGAATCAAGGCGGCGCTGGATGCGCTTTTCGATCTGTTCCTTTGTTACGCCGTACTTCTCGAATGATTCCATCATTTTCTTGATGGCATCCGGCCCGGTGTCAGCCTTGGCTTTCAATGTCTGTTCACACTGAGCCACGGCGGCCTCGATCACATCGCCGGGAATCACTCCGAGGATGCAGGCCCGGAGCCGCCGCGCCCCCTGATTGGCGGTCATTTCGTAGATGTCGCGGGGATCTTGCAAGGCATACTTGCCTTTCTTCGTGAACCTCTCATGTTTGACCTGAAAGGTTTTCTCCTGCTTCGTGTTGGTTTCCATGTCCCATGCGTAGGTCTGGACCGTGCTTTCCCCGTTGCGCTGTTCGAGTTCTTTCACGCCGAATTGAATGTTGCCCCAATTCTGGGCGATGGCCTCTGCCATGCGGATGGAGGGCCCTGAAATATCCGTTCCGCCTCTGGCATAAGTGTAGAGCGCTTGCTCTGCCAATGCCGGACGCTGGCAGGCGGTTAGAATCCGATCCATTGCTTCGATCTGATTCCGGGGGAATTTCTTTGCAAGGACGATGGCGCTTTGCACTTCGGCCATTGCTCGATGCTGTTCGATGTCAACAAGCGCCTGTGTCTGCTTCGGTTGAGTCGCTACTGGCGCGTCAAAGATTGCTGCTGATTTGGTTTCCATGTTCATTCTCCCTCCGGGCATTCAATGCCTATGTATTCGTCAAAAGTTAAATCCATGTGGCGGTTTTCCTTGTGTTTCCAGCCGCCTTCATGGTCGGTTACGCGGCCTGTTTCCCACATTCTGAAATGCTCCATCCATTCTGATTTTGTGCGTGGTAGCATGATTATTTAAGCAAAAACCTTCTGGCTCCTTCGCCGGCGATCAGATATTCGGCGTACAGATCCGGGTGATCCGTCTGGAATAATTCCGAGTTGAACGATTTCCGGCCCTTGCTCATCCGGTAGGTAACGAGTTGGCTTCCGGCCTCATCGGCCAGGGTGTCGCCGGTGTCGCCAAGAGCAATGATGATCCGGCCCTTCAGATCTTCCTCTTCGGCCTTGAGCGCGTCCAACTTGGCTTTGACCTCTCGCAGACAGTCCACGGCCTTGATCTCTGATTCACCGGCAACAATCACGCCCTGAGATTCGGATTTGCCGAATCTCTGCACGGCATCGGCGTAAGTAGTCGGTTCGGGTGGGTTGCCGTCCTGAACTCGCTGCCAGAAATTAGCACAGGCATCGATGATCATTGCTTGCAATTCCTGATCGGCTGGAACCTCATAAATGACCGGCCACGCCCCGGCGATGGAGACAGGGACATCGAAAACCGGGAATCCGGTTACGGCCATGTAGTGCTGGACTTGCAACATGTAATCGTCTGGAATCTCATTCGTTCCGGGTTCGCCCCACTCTTTGCCAGACCGGGCGGTTTTGATTTCAACGCCTCTCGGCTCATCGGTGAAGCCGTCCAGCGAGGCCAGCATGAAAGGGTGCTTGGAATGATAAAGGATCTTGTCAGGGACCCGGACCGGGTGGCCGGTGGTATCCGAATACCATTGCCGGATGGTGGGTTCCATGCGCTTGCCCCAATCGGTCAGGTCATTGCCCTTGAAGCCGTCGGCCTCTCCGCGCTTCTCCTGATAGACTTGGAATGCGCTTTTCCAGGGTGACAGGCCGAGGATCGCTCCAGTGTCGCTGCCTCCCAAGCCGCGCCTCCTTTCTTCAGGCCATTTCGCGTTGTCCATTTACTTCCTCCACTTCTGATTTGGGTTATGCCGTTGCCTGCTGAAGTTCGATTGATATGTTCCTGCAAATCTTAATGATGTTGCTACATGCCTCAATGCGCCTGTTGTCATTCGGCAGCGTTTCCATGTAGTCGATGATCGCGTCCATGAAGGCATCTTCTTTGCCGCCGTCAGACAGCCGGATCTTCTCTTTCCACGTTTTTCGCTCTTCGGTTTTGGCGACGAAGTTTTCCGCTGCTACCTGAAAGGCATCGGCAAAGGTGCTATCGATCTTGGCGGCGTTGCCGATCACGGTTTCCTGCCGTTCCTTGTATTCCTTGGCGCGTTGTTCCCGTTCGGCGTTTGCTTTTTCGATGCGCTCTTTCTGCCTCACTTCGGCTTCGGCATCCTTTTTGACGCGATAATCAAGGGAGCGATCCCACCCGGCTGGCTTGGTTCCGGTCTTGCGGTATTCGGAAATTAATGAACGATCACGTTCTTGCTTGGAGAGTTTTTCCTGCTGTTCGAGGGTTTCGATTTGCTGGTAGGCTGTTTGCAAATCCGACAATTTGTCGGTTTTGTTGCGATAACGATGCAGAGCCATATACCTTTGGGCGGTGCGCTCGTTAATGTTAACGTTCGATTCCAGCCACGCCAAAAAGCCGCCATGCCCCACAAACTCCTTTTGTTCGGTCAGGAGTTGCCCGATCTTGATTGCCTTCTGGACGCTCATCTTGAGGGTTTGATTCAGCTCAACGAGTTCGCGCCTGATCTCTTCCGTTCGGTCCTTAGCGCTCGTTAATTGCATAGCCATCCTCCAAGAGCAGCTTACCGATGTACTCAAGGCCCTTCTGCGTAACCATCGGTTTTCGGTTGATACCCACACCATCACCAATGTCGAAGGACTGCTCGACAACCTTGAAATAGCCGCCGTCCACATATCGCTGGTAGGGTTCGTTGTTGTAGCGGAGGATGTCCTTGGCCTTGAGGTACTGGAATATCTTGTTGCGCCCCATGTTGCGGAAGTTCAGGATCTTGGCTACGGCAGACATTTCATGCAGAGTGTCGCTTGCCATGGCAATATCCCACATATCGGCCTTTGGCTTGAGTGTTGCAACGATCTGCCGTTTCTCGTCCTGAACCTGCTGGATGGCCTTTGCTGCCAGCATGATGGCCTGAATCGGATCGGAGGTTAATAGATTTTGAAGCTCTTCCTGCACTCTGATCTGGATTTCGTTTTCTACCAATGCCGCGCCCTCCATTATAATAGGCATCCCAAAAAGATCACCGCCGCAATGCCGACAAACAGGCATCCGACGCCACACCAGTACGCAATGCCCCTGAAATCGATTCCGGGCTTGTCGATGTTGAGCGACGGCCGCTTAAAACCGACGGTTCGCTCTCCGCAAATGGGACATTTGAAATGGTTCTCGGTGTAGGACACCGCACCACAAGCCGCGCATTTGAAAATCATCATTGTTGCTCCCTCCTTTTATCGATCTCAGCAAAATGCCGCGCCGCCTGAGAGAGCTGATCGTCAACATCTTTTTCCAGCGTTTTGATGCACTTGGCCTCAAGCCTTCCGAGCCACTTCTTGTATTTGGGGGATCCGTTGATATTCCGTTCGGCAATCTCCCACGCTCTCTTTTTGAGAATCCTTCTTGCTGTTTTCGGTTTCATGGCATCATCCTTTCATTGTTCCGCAAAAATTTTTTTGCTTATATTGGCTGTAATCTGATGACCCGTCCGGATATTCGTCGCGCTCAGGTGTGAAATATCCTTCGGCTTTCCGGCAAGCCTCCGACCAGGCAGTTATTTCAGCCGCGTCGATTTCGGCCTCGAACGGCTTGGTCCGGATTTTATCTTTCGGTTGCAGGTGCCACGCCCAGTCTGATACCGGAGGCGTGACCGGGCCCGCCCAAAGAACTTCTCTCGGCATTTCGGTAAGGGTCCGGCGCACTGTCGATCCGTAAAACTCAACCACGATTCGACCATCCGCCCACATTTTTTCATGATGCGGATTCCCATCGCCGGACGGAATTTCTTTTAGGCAGATCCCGACACCGGCGATAATCGGCCCCCATGTGCAATCTCGTATATCTGAGCCGTTTGTAATACGGTCAAAATCTCGTTTCATGACTGGGCCAAGATACCAGTAGTATCCTGCCCGTTTGGGTTTTTCAGATGTCCATTTCATTGCTCCCTCCTTTTTTGTTTTGGTCGATACCCGGCGCACCAGTCAGCCGGGCCGGTTTGTTCGCCCTGCTTCACGACTTCGCAGCGGGGCGTGTTGTATTTTTTGCAGTTCTTGCATGCCGGCCAAATTTCGTTTGAGCTAATTTTTTTCATTTTTGGGCGCATATTTTG